CAAATCAGTGAAGCAGTAGAAAAAATACTAATACCAATTGTTCAAGGTGTTACTACGGAATTACTAAATTGGATAAAAAGTATTTCATTTGATGAAATAAAAAGCAAGGGCAATTACTTAACAGTCTCGGTTAATAAACAAAATCTTGACCCGTGGGATTTCTTAAAAACATTAAGTCCTTCCGCTTTAAGACAATTTAGACCATTACAGGAAGAAGGTGATTAAAATGCAAATAGTAAGTGAAGATGAATATTTAAGAATGTTAGATAATTTTATACAAGAGCATCCATTATACTCAAATATTTACGAGTTAGCAGGAACAGTAGGGCCGGAAAAAACTGAAAAGAACCCCAAAGCGAGAAAGGTAACGGTTGATTTTTATACATCGTTATCTAAAAAAGCAAAAACGGCTGGTTTCAATTTACCTAAAGAACTTTTAGATATTTTAATTTTATTGGATATTGCCAGCGGTTCTCCTACAATTCTAATAGGTAATACCGAAGTTTATAAAAATAGTAGTGTTAATCTATTATCATATTCCGCCGCTGAAAAAATGTCCAAAGTTTTACAGATGGGCGAAGAACTTAACGGGTTAACATTAGTTTCAGTTAATGATAGTGAGATTACTGATGTTATGCAAGAACTTAATGTTCCAGAAATTACAAATAAATATCCGAGCGTTGGGCGATTTTTTAATATTATAATTAGTGCTATGGAAGGGGAAGACGAAGAGGTTGAACTAAAACCTACTAAGGATTTATCGGGTATCGTAGATTTATTTAGAAAATATGATATAAAAAATTCTGATGATAGAATTAAAATCTATGAATATTGGGATGAAACACAAAGCGTTTTTAATTCGTTAGGTAATGAGACTTTTCCATTTCCACAAGAAGTGTCATATGATTCAGCACTAAATATTACATTTGCTGATAAAAAGTTTCAGGAAGAATTGTTAGGGTATAAAGATATTGAAGATTTTAATAAAGTAAGATTGTCTATTATAAAGAAACTTACAGGTAGGGGTGGAATTAAATTGCCCAAATTTACTGTAACATATAAAGGTGATATTTCTATGAGCCAATATGAAGACAAGGTGACATTGATTAAATTAGCCAGTGATTTTTTACAAGCAAAAACTGGAGACACAAGAGAATATCAAGAACTATTTACAAGAGGTAGTGGTGAAACTTCTCAACGAGAAGAACTTAATATTAAAGATACTGATACAGGTTCACAAACCACTACAACAACTTCAGTAGACCCAACAGAACAAGTTGGTGAGGTAGCGAATCAAAAAATCAATAAGGTTAAAAAAATAGGAGACCCCTTAGCCTTACTTTCTGCTTTTAAAAAGGGTGGTTTTTTTATTGATTGGAAATTGGCCGATGGAATTAAAAATAAAATTAAATCAGAAATGACTGAACAATTAACTAATGTGAGACAAGAGATAATTCAAAGTAGGATAGAAGCCATTGATGCTTTTGCTGATGAATTGATAAGCGATTTCACTGAAAGAGAATCATATACATTTTCCATTATAGATGATACTAAAAATAAAACATTTCTTAGTCGTTTAAATCACAAGCAACTTGTATTATCATACTATGAGTTAGAACTAAAGGATGATTTATTAGTATTTACTAAGAAAGATACTCCTTTTGATAACTATTTTAAATATGTGGACACTATCAATGAGATGGTAAAAAATACTATGAAAGTAATTAATGATATTAAAAATATTATACCAGAATCTATGTATAATATCAATGCCCCAAGAGGGGCGAGATTAAGAGGTTCAGGTCAAACGGCATATACAAGAGGGGGTAGTTATCCTTCTACGGCTGGAAAGTTTGCAGAATCAAAACCTGAAAAAAAATACCAAGATTTTATATTTATCTATGATGAATTAATTAAACTTGTAAATGCTTACTACTACGAAACATTAGACCCAAGATTTTTCTTCCACAATGATGCACCTGAATTTACCAAAGACTCTAATTATAAGAAAATTATTTCACTGTCCACTAAGTCAAGAAAAAGCGTTCTTGCTGGAATGAAAAGAAGTATGGTTAAAAGAAAAAATATCAATTTAGATAAAAAAGATTTAGATACACTTGCTAATTTTTTCGAGAAACTAAAATACTACGGACAATTAGGCCCAGCGGAAATGATTGAAATATTTCAGGAAGTAGAACCAATTTTTAATAACTTATATTTAGCCGACTTAGTTTTAGATGAAGGGCAAAGTAAAAGAGAGGTAGTTACCAAAATTACTTCAGACATTCGCAATTCATTAGGTAAATTTATTTTTGACTTATTAAAATCCAGTGGTAATCTTATAGAAAGTGTGGAGTATGAAGGAAAACCTATAAAAGAATATGAAAATAAACAATTTACTTTAGGTAATCTTCGCCTATTTGATGTTCTTGAAGACCCCGATTTTGAGCAATACGCATTAGACAATAAAATGGAAACCTCACTTAAAAACCTCGTAAGAGAAATGAATGATAGCCCCTTGACAATTAAAAGAGAATTAACGGATAAGGATGCTATGTATAAAGCATACATTGAGGCATTAGATTTACTAAAGGATGATAAAAACCAAATGATTTACAAGGCATTTTTACAAACAGATAATGTTGAGCATGTCGAATACGCATTAGATTTAATTGCTAAGGAAGATAAAATTGATTTATATGCTCGTGACATCGAGGGTATTGTAGAATCTAATGATTCATTTAATACACTGTCTTATCTATTTGGGGTTAGCCCTGATATAATCTACAAGGTAAAGGGGCTATTCAGATGAAGAAGGCTTGGGGAATATTAAAGGGTACTCGTATAACTAATAGGGCTAAAAAAATAACTGATGAAATTATGGCAGACGGTGAAGAAAGAAGTGTCAGAATGATATTAGATTTAATATGGGATGATGTTGAGAGGAGAAAGGTTTCTGGGCGTGATACAATCCCCACAATAGGAGAACTTAGTTATTATTTGTCAAAAAATAAAGAATATACAAAAAGAATAAAACAGTTTAGTAGACGCCAAGTTACAGTTTATGAAAGGGTGATTGGTTAATGGACTTACTTACAGAAATGGATATGAAAGCCTCCGATGGTAATTTTGAATATTTCTTTACAAAAATTCTCGGAATGGAAATGGCAGACTTTCACCGTGATTGGCTACAATCAGTTCACGACACTCAAAGAACTGTAATCATTTGTTCACGAGACCACGGAAAGTCTGTATTCTTTCACTCTTGGTGTATCTACCAATTAATTTTTCAACCTCCACCATATCAAATGATTTACATTTCATCAAACCAAAAACAGACAATGGTTCACATGAAAGACATTGACCGAATGTTCACAAACATTCCTGCCCTAAGAAAATACAAACCTAAAGCAGGTTGGGCTGTCGGCTCAATGAGATTAACAAACGGAAATGAAATACTTGAGCGTTCCGTTGGTTCACAGATTCGTGGACTTCACCCTCAAGAAATTATTATTGACGACCCTATGAAGGAGTTTTCTGTAGCCGCCATACAGCGAGTTACAGATTGGTTTTGGGGAGACATGATTCCTACTCTTCACCACACCGCTACTTTACGAATGGTCGGAACACCTTTCACATACACTGATATATTTGCCGCATTAGAGGAAAACCCTGAATATGATGTGCAACGCTATCCAGCGATAAATCAAACGGGTGATGCTCTTTGGCCCTCTCGTTGGGATATTGATTCTTTAGAAAAAAGAAAGCGTGAAATAGGTTCTTCAAAGTTCACAAGAGAATATCTTTGCATACCAATTTCATCCAATACGATGTTATTTGGAAAAGAGTTTATAGATAAGTCTAAAGACCGGACAAGTAAGTTATTGTATCATGGTAACAATGAGGCTTTCAAATACTACATCGGTTACGACCCTTCTCTTTCAGCAGACGGCGACTACACAGTAATGATGGTTATTGAAGTAGATGAGGATATGAATAAAAAAGTTGTTACAATGGTGCGTGAAAAGAATATGGATTTCCGTTCTCACATTACCCGCATTACAGACCTTTGCGAAAGATTCAAACCCGAAGTTGTAATGATTGAGACTAATACATTCGCTAAGTCCTTTGCTATGGAATTGAGGGATATATCAGATTTTCCTGTAAAAGAGTTCACCATGCACCGTAAGAAGAAGGAAGAAATTATTCTTAACTTACAGATGAACTTGGAGAATAATAAAATTATACTACCCTATGCAGATGAAAAGGCAAAGGGTGTTTCTGATGCAATTATACAAGAACTCGAAGCATTCGGTATTAGTAGCACAGGAAAAATTGAAGGTTTAGGCGCACACGATGATATTGTTATAGCACTCGCTTTGGCTAATCACGCCACAAAGTCTTTTAATGATGCCTTCGTAGACATAGATAGTAGTGGCTTATTTGGCTCACCCAAAGGTCAAAGTTTCGGAGGTGGAATATATGGAATTAATATGTAAGGAAGATGAAATTAATACAAACGAACTTCGGAGAAAGTTACCAGAACTTGAAGAGGTTCAAAGACTTGAAGAAGAAAAAAAGAAAGAAATAAAAGATTTATTAAAACTTAGTGAATGGTTGCCATATCAATCCATTGATGAAACTGAAGTTATCAAGGATATATCTAAAATATATTCAGTAAATCTTACAGATGCGAGAAACATGTTATCGTCTTTTCCTGAAGAACCCCTCATTGATAACAAACCTATACCGGATATTGTTAAGGATTTAAGAAACATGCGTAGACAGTTAAAGGGAGACTCAAGGATGAAGATGAGTAAAACCATAGACCATTTAATTAACGCATACGGAGAACATTTGAATAAATGTATTGATTCTATTTACTGGCTTTCTCCTTATAAATCAGCAGTTAAAATGCTTACACCTGATTTAGTTACACTTAGAAAATTAGAACATATTAAAGATGGAGATGTTAGAAAAGAAGTCATTGATGATTTGATAAAAATGTGGGAGGCCAATATTTTTAAAAATGAATTAGACTATGGAAAAGAATATTCCGACTACACTAAGGTTTTCAAGCAAAGTAAAAAAAATATTCGCTCT